ACTGAGCGACGCAGATTGCCTGACGGTTGAGCGACTCGTGTCTAGTCAGTTTCCAAATGGTCCGGTGTTCTGATATGGAAAACTTCTGCCATCGCTGGGTATATGCAATCTGGCTACTCGTTATCGTGGAGTGGACTGTGATTCTTGGCGGCTGCGACAAGCTACCCATGACGCGCAAGGTGCAAGTCGACACCGTGACCATCACCTGGATCAAAGAGACGCCACTAGCTTGTGGCAATGCGCCAGGGCACATAAACGCTTGCGCAACCAGCAGTCACGACTACTCGCAATGCACCATCCGCATGCCGGAAGACACGGCTGATTGGATCGTGGCGGAGGAAATGAAACATTGCTTCGGATGGATTCACTAATGTACAACTACACAATTCGAATTGAAGTCCCGGCAAGCCAAGCAGAAGTGGCCACGAAGATTGGTGCCGCGCTTGATCCCGATTCTGGCGGCGCTGCAAGCTGGAATAAAACGATCATTGGCTACACCGAAGGCGAGATGCCCGCGCCGATCTACGGCGACACCATCTTTATATCGACTCCTTGCCAAAAAGAGTTTCACGACCAAGTGCCAGTGCTGCTTGCGAATCCTGCAATGTTGCATGCAATCGTTTTGCAAGACTACGCGAATCGCTGGCCTGACGAAGTGCCGCCGACGCTGGCCGAGGTCGAGAGCTTTTGCGCTTCGGTGATACCTGAGCCTGGGCCTGCTGCCGCCTCATAAACGCCTGACCCGTAAATCGTGCCAGTTTTCCTAAAAATGGCACAGCCATCCCGGCACAGTGCCGGACATGCCAGCACAAACCGCCCTTCAAACACGCACCGCCGATATGCCCCTGGTGGGCCTGCAAATGGAAGTGCGCAACGTCACCCGGGCCGACGCCGCAGCCGGTGAAACCGCCCCCGCCGCCCGCTTTGAACTTGTCTTCACCACCGGCGCCCCGGTGCGCCGCTTCGACTGGCAAAACGGCCGCTATTACATCGAGCAACTTGAGGTTTCAGCAGAAGCCATCAACACCGAGCGCCTGGTGCGCGGTGCCCCGCTGCTGAACAGCCACAGCGCCTACAGCCTGGAAGACCAGATCGGCGTTTGCGACCAACCCACCATCAGCAAGGGTGAGGGCGTGGTGCAAAGCCAGCTCAGCCGCCGCGAATCCGTGCGCGGCATCGTTCAAGACCTGGAAGACCGCGTCATCCGCAACGTCAGCGTCGGCTACGTGCGCGACGCCATTGAAATGATCGCCCCTGCCGAACTCACCGGCATGTGGACCTACCGCGTCACCCGCTGGACCCCCATGGAGGTCAGCCTCACCCCTATTCCTGCCGACATGGACAGCCAAGTCCGCAGCGTGGGTGGCCGCCTGCAGGACGCAGCAGGCCACGAAGTGCGCAGCTACCCCTGCGCCATCACAGAGTTAACGCCCACGGTGGGCATTTCCGCCGCAATCCCAACCCCAACCACAGAAGGACGTTCCATGCCTGGTAACACCAACGCCGACGGCGGCACCACCGCCCCGGCCCCAACCCTCACGCCCGCAGCACCTGCTGTGCCTGCATCTGCACCGGCATCTGCTCCTGTAGCAGCCGACACCCGCGCCGCCGACATCGCCGAGCTGTGCGCCCGCCACGGCGTGCCCCAGCTTGCCAGCGGCATGATCCGCGCTGGCAACAGCATAGATCAAGCGAACCGCGCCGTGCTGGACGAACTCGCCCGCCGCGACAGCGCCTCGGGTGGCCACATCAATGTGGGCCGCATCGAAACCGTGCAAGACGAGATGACCGTGCGCATGGCCGGCATTGAGCAGGCCATCCTTCATCGCGTGACCCCCGGTATGAAACTCGTTGGCAACGGCGAGCAATATCGGGGCATGTCGCTGTTGGAGATGGGCCGCGAGTTTCTGGAAGCGCACGGCCAAAGCACCCGTGGCCTAGACAAATTGCCCCTGGCCAGCCGCATGCTCAACTTCCGCGCCGGTGGCCCCATGGGCACCAGTGACTTTAGTACGCTGTTTGCCAACGTCGCCAATAAGCGCCTGCGCAGCGCCTACGAAGAAAACGCAGGCACCTACGCACTGTGGGCACGCCGCGCACCCAACGCCCCCGACTTTAAAAACATGAGCGTGGTTCAACTGGCCGGCGCACCCGACCTGCTGCAAACCAACGAGGCCGGTGAATTCAAATACGGCGCCATGTCCGACGGCGGCGAGACCTACGCCATGCTGACCTACGGGCGCATCGTGTCCCTCACCCGCCAGGCCATCGTCAACGACGACCTGCGCGCCTTCGAGCGCATGGTGTCCGCGTTTGGCTTTGCTGCCCGTCGCCTGGAAAACCGCACCGTGTACGCCCAGCTCACCGCCAACGCGGCACTGGCAGACACCGGCCTGCTGTTCAACGCCACAGCCACCACCACCGCAGGCGGACACGCCAACTACGTCGCCAGCGGCGCTGCCCTGGCCATTGGCACCCTGACCACGGCCCGCACCGCCATGCGCCTGCAAAAGGGTTTGCAGTCAGAGGAATTGAACCTGGCGCCCAGCTTCCTCATCGTGCCTGCCGCGTTGGAGCAAACGGCCTACAACCTCACCAGCGCCAACTACGTGCCGGCTGTCAACACCAACATCAACGAATTCCGCGCCGGTGGCCGCACCGCCCTGACGCCCATCGTTGAACCCGTGCTGGACGCCAACAGCGCAACCGCCTGGTACCTGGCCGCATCCAACAGCCAGGTAGACACCGTGGAGTACTGCTACCTTGACGGTGCAGAAGGCCCGGTCATCGAGTCTGAGATCGGCTTCGAGACCGACGGCGTCTCCTACAAGTGCCGCCTTGACTTTGCAGCCAAAGCCGTCGACTTCCGCGGTCTGTACAAGGCCATCGGCTGATAGCGCACCACCGGGGTTGGCCCAAACAGCCGCCCCGGGAGCTCAACCACCCATTTTTTTGAGGACAGACCATGAAGACATACATCAAAGAAGGTGACACCCTCACCTTGACCCCGGCCGCAGCCGTCGCCAGTGGCGTTGGCTACCTGTTCGGATCGGCCCTGTTTGGCGTTGCCGTGAACGACGTTGCCATCAGCACTGCTGGCGAATTTTTGCACCGGGGTGTTGTCACCATCGGCAAAACCAGTGCTCTGGCCATCGCCGTGGGCGACCGCGTGTTTTGGGACGCCACCAACAAGGTGGTCAACAAAACCACTACTGCGCAGCAGTGTGTGGGTGTAGCGGTTGAGGCCGCTGCCAACCCATCCAGCACCGTGGTTATCCGGCTGGGTCAATACCTGCCGGTTGCGACTTAAAGCGCAGCGCCCCGCCCAGCCACACCACGCACAAGCCCACCACCATGTCCGCCCTGTTTACATCTGCACTCAGCCGCCTTAATCGGGCGGTGGTATCGCGGCTGTCCACAGACGAGGTCATCACCGTGGGCGGCAGTGTGGTGAGCGCCATCTTTGACAACGGCAACGCCCTTGGCAATGTTGGCACCCTTGGCATGGCGGGCACCCAGCCGCTCCTGACCCTGGTCAGCGCAGACGTACCCACAAACCCCGTGGGCTCTGCTGTACTGGTGGGGGCAGTGCCTTACCTGGTAGCAGCCCACGAGCCCGACGGCACCGGACTCAGCCGCCTGCTGCTGGAGTCCGCCGCATGACTACCTTTGTCAGCGCCACCGTGGCCGCAATAGTTGCCGCCCTTACCAGCGGCACACCCGTGGCCAGCCAGGTTGCCCGCGTGCGCCTGCGCCCCATGGCACAGGCGCAGGCGCAGGCTGTGGTGGTGCGCCCGCTGCAGGCCGAAGTGTCCGAAGTTTCATTGATCCCCGGCCACCCGGTGAGCTGGACCAGCGCCATTGCTGTGGAGTGTTACGCCAGGTCCGGCGTAACCACTGCAGCCGACGTGGCGGTGGACTCACTGGTTGAAGCGGTCTATGCGCGCCTCATGGCCGACCCCACGCTTGGCGGCGTGGTGCTCGGCCTGAACCCGCAGGCCATCGCTTGGGACTTTGACGCCGACGGCGACCAAACCGCATGCGCCACCGTCACTTTTCATGCCCGGCACCGCAGCCCGGGCGTAACCCTTTCGTAACCGTTTACAGGAGCACACCATGGCTTATTACTTCGCAGAGGGAACTGCAATCCAGTTCTCCAACACTTTGGCCTCGGCCAAGACCGTTTCCGCCGCAACCAACGCCAACCCTTGCGTCTGCACCGCCACCGCCCACGGCTACACCACGGGCGACGAAGTGTTGTTCACATCCGGCTGGGAAGACGCCACCGACAGCGTCTACAAGGTCACCGTCACCGACGCCAACACATTCAGCCTGCAGGGCCTGGACACGTCCAACACCAGCTATTTTGCGGCCAGCTCTGGCACCGGCACCACGCAAAAGCTCAGCGGCTGGACGGCCATTCCCCAGGTGCTGTCCATCAGCACCAGCGGCGGCGATGCACGCTTCACCACCGTCACGCCCCTGGCAAAAAGAAACGCGACCAATATCCCCACGGGATTTAATGCCACGTCGATGACGCTCAGCCTGGCGCACGACGCCGCCCAGGCCGGTTTCATCACCATGTTGGGCATCAGCCGTGCGCTCAGCAAGGTAGCCGTGCGCATGGTCATCAGCGGCGGCGCTTACACCTACGGTTACGGCTACATGAGCGTGAGCGAGGCGCCCAAGCTCAATGTCAACCAGGTCAACACCGTGGACTGCGCCATCACCGTGCTTGGCCGCACGATGAGCTACTAAAAGCACAGCCAGCGCCGCCACCAAACGGCAGCGCTGCACCTTTGCGCAGGGCAGGGTGGCTCCATGCCGCTCGCCCGGTCTTGCCCGAGCTTGGCACGCCCTGCGCATCCATCGTTCTCGGGCCGCAATTGAACAGATCGGGCATTCATCGTGGCAATCAAAATCGTAGTTTCCAACAAGGTTGGCTTCAAGGTCAAGGGCACCATCAACGACGCCGCCGGTGTCGCCCAGCCTTTTGACTTTGGCCTTACCTGCAAGCGGCTGGACAACGCCGCCATCGACGCCAAACTGGGCGGCGACTTCTCCGAGCCCGCCGTCCTTGGCTTCATGCTCGACGTGATCGAGGGCTGGTCCGGCGTGCGTGATGACGACGACAAACCCGTGGCCTACACCGAAGACGCTTTCCGTGACCTTTGCAAGATCCCGGGCGTGTTGTACCTGGCTTTCAAGAGCTACCGCGAAGAGTCCGGCGTCAAGGCAAAAAACTAGCAGCGCTCGCCCGCGCCATAGCCCTCCAGACCGACCCCCATGACACCCCCGCTGCAGACCGCGCCAACCCTTTCATCGCTGCCCTTGTGGCAGCCGGCGCTGCTGAGTCTGCAGAGACTGCATACCTTTGGCCCTGCAACGTCGACACCTGGGCCATCTGGGGCGACGTGCAAACCCAGTGGCGATCAGGAATGGGCGGCCCTACCGGGCTGGACTATGCAGGCGTGTGTACCCATCTGGACGAGCTTGGCCTTGTCGGAGACGAGCGCCGCGACATTTATGCCGGGCTACGCGCTGCAGAGCGTGCCAGCCTCGAAGCCTGGGCCGAAAAAGCCAAACACGAAAAACAACACCAACCCGGCGCACCACGCTGACCAGGCAGGAGCGCAGCAATGGCTGATGTAGGCATCAAGATCAAGGCCACCGACGAGGCCAGTGGCGTCTTTGGCAAGGTCGCAGCCGAGGCGGGCAAACTGCAAAGCGCAGTGTCCGCCACCGGCAGCAGCTTTGCCGCCCTGGCCGGTGGTTTTGCCGCAAGCGTGGGCGCGCTCAGCTTTGCCAGCAAGATCAAGGAGCAGATCGACCTGGCCGACAGCTTCAACAAGCTGAGCCAGAAGACCGGCATTGTGGTGGAGGAGCTGAGCAAGCTGAACTACGCCGCCGGCCTGGCCGACCTTTCGACCGAGTCATTTGCCAAGGGCATTCGAAAACTGAACGAAAACATCAGCGCCGCCGCAGCCGGTGGCAAAGAACAAACGGCATTTTTCAAAGCCCTGGGAGTCAGCGTTAAAGACGCCGCAGGCAATGCAAAATCAGCAGACCTGGTCCTCAGCGACCTGGCGGAAACCTTTTCCAAAAGTGCTGACGGTGCCGACAAGATGGCCGTGGCCGCCAAGGCCTTTGGCGACAAGGTCGGCGCTGAATTTATCCCCCTGCTCAACGCGGGCAAAGGTGGTATCAAGTCCATGGGCGACGAGGCCCAAAAGCTCGGCATTGTGCTGGGCACTGAATTTGCCAAAAACGCCGAAGAATTCAACGACAACCTCAAAAAGCTACAGCTCTCAGGCCAAGGCCTGTTTGTCACCCTGGGCGGCGATCTGGTCAAAGGCCTTGGCGATGCGGCCAAGGAAATGGCCAACGCGGCTATCGAAGGCGGCAAGCTGGCGGGCGTCATCGCAGGTATTCAAACCCTGCTGACCGGTACCGACCAGTACAAAAACGACAAGGCCCTGGTCGAGCAGACCGAAATTCTGTTCAACCTTGAAAACGCACGCCTGCAGCAGCTTGCCCAGGGCTACGGCCCCGACAGCCGCGTGGTGCAAAACACCGACGCTCAAATCAAGGGCATCAAAGAGCAGCTTGACTTGACCCAGAAGTTCCGCAAGGTGCTGCAGGGCTTCAAGGATGAGAATAAAGACCCGCCGAAGCCGTCAACTGTATCGCCACCAATCAAGGCAGCAGCGGGCGTTATCGGCGCAGGTACAGGCACCAAGGGCCCCAACGACTACCAGCGCATCACCGACGAGCTGGACAAGCAGCTCGACTTGGCCAACGCCGAGCTGGAGGTCAACCGCAAGCTGACCGAATCCGAAAAGTACCGCGTCGAATCCATCGACAAGATCACCGACGCCTACGTCAACGGCGAAATTTCTGCCGAGCAATGGGCCGATGCCAGCGCCACGGCCCTGATGGTGGCCGACTTCAAGCAGCTTTTTGAAGACACCCAGCGCCAGATCAAAGCAGATCTGGACGCCGCCGAGGCCCACAACAAATACATCCGCAGCCTGTACGAGGGCTTTGACAAGCTGCAGGAAGACACCGCAGCGATGGAGGACCACATTGCAAAACTGGGGTTGTCCAAAACCGCCGTTGCGGATCTGGACGCCGCCAAGCTCGAAAGCGCGGCCACCATCCAGGATCTGATCGTCCTCAAAAAGATCGAGCAGGGCGTGGACCAGGAGCAGTACGACATCTACGTCAAGACCGCCGCCGAACTGCGCAAGCAAGCTGCCCTGCGCCGCACCGGTGCCGCGCGTGAGCAGCAAATTGAAGACGCGCAAGAGGTAGCGAAGGCCGCCGCCGAGGAATGGAAGCGTGGCTGGGAAGCCACCGACCAGCTCGCCCGCGAAGCCTTCACATCATGGGCAGAAGACGGCGCCAGTGCCGCCAAGAAAATTGGCGACTCGCTTAAAAAGGCGCTGTTGTCGGCTATCTATGAGGCCACCATCAAGCCCATCGCGCTGAACATTTACAGCAGCATTGCCGGGGGCCCACCCGCTGGATCCAACGGCATCAACGGTTTGGCCAGCGGTGCCAACGCCGCATCCGGCCTGAATACCCTGTGGGGCGCAGGCTCGCAGTTCTTGAGTGGCGCCACCGCAGGCAGCTCGGCCCTGGCCATGACCGGCGCCAATGCCGTGGGCGCTGTAGGTGGCGACGCCCTGGGCGCGCTGATCGCGGGTAACGGCGGCTGGGCCGGTGTGTCCACTGCCGCCACCGCCACGGCCTCAACCGCAGGCGCCACAGCCGGCGCGGCCGCCAGTTCCACGTTCATGACCACGCTGGCCACCGCCGCGCCCTACCTGCTGGCAGCAGTGGCCCTGGCCGCGCTGTTCAAAAAGGGCGAATACGTGCAAAGCACCGGCAGCAGCGTCATGGCCTTTGACAGCACGGGCGCGACCACCAACAAAAGCACCCTGGCCAACAACTTTTCCACGGCGCAGGCCGACGCCTATGTGCAGGGCATCAAAGATTCCTACACCAGCCTGACCAAATCACTGGGCGCCACCAACCCAGGCGGATCGTTTGCGTTTGCTGCAAATAACAGCGACGGCGGCAAGTTCGGTGTGCAAGTGGGTGTTGGCAGTGCGGCCTATTCCACGGGCGAACTCAAAGCCACCCCCGAGGCCATAGCTTTGGAGGCATCGCGCGCCGTATTCGCCGCCCTGCAGGGCTCACAGTTGCCCCAATATTTGGCCGGTGTGTTTGATGGCATCACCGCCACGACGGCCACGCAAGACCAGATCAACAGCGCGCTGGCCTACGCCAAAAGCATCAAGACTCTGCACGACCAGTTTGACCAGCTCCCGTTTGAAAACCTCAAGAATCTGAGTCTGGAGGCCACCAAGGGCCTGCTCGACTTTGCCGGTGGCCTTGACGCCCTGGGCACCAACCTGGCGGGCTACTACCAAAACTATTACAGCGCCGAGGAACAGCGCGCCCAGACCATCAAAAACATCACCGCAACGCTCAACGCAGCGGGCGCCAGCCTCACGGCTGACGATGTGGCCGGCGCCACCAAGGAGACATTCCGCGCCCTGGTAGAAGGCCAAGACCTTGCTACCGAATCCGGCCGCAAAAACTACGCCGCGCTGCTGTCCGTGCAGGGTGCCTTTGCGGGCCTGACTACCGAGGCCAAGGCCGCCGCCACCGCCACCAACGACGCCTCCGCCGCACTGGCCGCAGCCACCGCCGCCAATGGCTACCTCAACGGCGACGAGGGCCGCCGCATCGACGCCGCGCAAGCGGTAGTGGACGGCCTGCGCTCCGAGGCCACGCAGCAATACATCGACGCGCAGATGGCCGTGGTGGAAGCCCAGAAGAACCTGGCCACCGTGCTGCACACAACCATCAAGGGCTTCGAAGACTTCCTTGGCACATTGGACGGCGCCCAGGCCCCCACCGTGCGCCTGGCCGGTGCCCGCCAGAACTTTGACGATGTCACCGCCCGCGCCCGCAGCGGCGACACCGCCGCGATCGGGCAATTGACCACCAGCGCCAAGACCTTCCTCGATCTGTCAAAAGGCTACAGCGCAAGCATCGTGGATTACCGGCGCGACGAGGCCAAGGTCCGCATTGTGCTGCAAGAGGGCATCGCCGCCGGGCAAAAACAACTGCTGGCCCTGCCCAAAGAAATGCAGGCCGCCACCGACCCGCTCAAAGATGCTTACGACCAGCTCACCAAGGCCAGCCAGGCAGAGTTTGACGCCCGCACGCTGGCCATTGCCATGCAGGCCAAGCTCAGCACCGCAGAGACCAGCCTGAAGGATAAATATCTAGAAGCCGTCAGCGCACTGCCCAACGGCAAATACCTGAGCGACTTTTTCAAGCTGACCATGCAAACGGTGCAAGACGCCGCCAAAATTTCCTCCGCTGCCGCTTTGGCCGCGCAGAAGCTGCTGGCCGGCATGTACACCAGCGCATGGATTGATCCGGCCACAACGGCCACCCCCGCGCCAACGCCGACTCCGGGCCCCGTGGTGGCGCCAGGGCCAATGGTTGACAAGACGCTGCACGGCGTGGGTGGCATCGCCATGTTTGACAACGGCGACTTTGCCAACGGCCCATACGCCACCGATGCCATCAAAGCCGCTACCGAATACGCCGCCGCCTGGGGCAAGGATGCATTGCTGGCTCGCGTGGTGGAGCTGGGCGGCACGTCAGAAATGCTGGACCGCCTGCGCCAGATCGCTGGGCCGACCGCCAGCTTTGCCGTGGGTACCAACTTTGTCCCGCAAGACATGATCGCGCAGATTCACCAGGGCGAGGCCATCATCCCCGCTGCATTCAACCCAGAGCGGTATGGCCGTGCGTCTGGCAACGATGCGCTAGTCGCTGAAATACAGGCTCTGCGGGCTGAATCTGCCAAGCAGCAAGAGACCATCGAGGCGCTGCTCGACACCATAGCCACCCAATCCAGCAGCAGCGCCCACACGCTTCGCAAACTTGACGACATTGGCGTAAAGACACGCACCTAGCACCATGCCAGTACGCATCCTCACACCAGTCTCTATCACGTTTGACAACGGGGCATTCACCAGCTCCAACGCTATCGAGACGGCCTACACCACGTGGGCGCCGTGGGCCAGCGGATCACAAACCTATACCGCGCTTACCAGCTATGTCATCTACAAATGGCGCATCTACCAATGCTCGCAGACATTCACCCGAACCAGCGCGATAACAGACCATGCGCCAGATGAAATAGGCAGTACGTACTGGATCGTCATTGCCCCAACGAACGTGGGGGCCATGTTTGATGTCAAAAACAGCACATCGACTGAAAAGGTGGGTGACCTGGTTGTGGTATTTGCCCCCGGTTTGTGCAGCGGGCTGTCGGTGTTGGGCATTGAGGGCTGCAGCGCGGTAACACTTGAGATGACGGTGGGCGCCACCACTGTTTTTTCGCAAACCAAAACCACCGACTACACCGTCATTCTGGACCACTGGGAATATTTCTTCGAGCCGTTCGACGTGTCGAGCGATTTGCTGTTCGGCCCCCTGCCGCCATACTCCGCCGCGGTGTTTACGCTCACCCTAACCGCCAACACTGGCGCCACCACCGTACGTTGCAACGGTTGCATGCCTGGCTCCGTAGTCGAAATTGGTACGTTGCTCTCCGACCCGGTGATTGATCCTACGGACTACAGCGTAAAAGAAACCGACGCATATGGCGTGACTGATTTGATCCAGCGCGAATTTGCCAACCGCGTCAGCTACCAAATCATTTTTCCCACCGCAAGGCTCGCGCGCATCTTCAAAACCCTGAACAGCGTGCGCGCAACGCCGATTGTGATTCTGGCTACCGATGACGTTGACTTTAGCCCGCTCAACATGCTTTGTTTTCTAGAGCGATGGCCGATCACGGTAAAGCAAAAAACAGCCCAATCCGTTTTAAACCTACAAGCCCAAGGACTCACCTAAATGACCGATGCCGTTACCGCACTGCCAGCCAAGCCCCTGCGCTCGCTTGGGCAGGCCTTATTCGTCACAAGGTGGGAAGCGTGGCTGTCCCAATTTACCGACCTGACTGTTGACGAAATCAACGCAGCAGTAGGCACGGTGAATGCAGCCTCGCTGTTAGCCCTGGCCGCCGTGGCCCCTCTCCCATGGGTTAGTGGAACCACTTACGCCATCGGAGACCCCCGCTACGACCCTACCAACTTTCAGGCGTACCGGCGCAGAACGGTGGGCGCAGGCACCACCGCCCCCAATGCCGACCCTACCAACTGGCAGCAGCTCGACACGCTGCCCAGCAAAACCGGCAACGCGCTAAAAGTGCTGCGCGTCAACGCGGGCGAAACATCCACCGAGTGGGCCGCCGACAACAACAGCATGGTGCTGCTCGCTACCCTAACCCCCACCGCTGCCGCCAACCTGGACGCGCTGAGCGTGTTCACCGCCGACTATGACAACTATGTCGTGATCGGGAATGATGTGCGCACTGATACCAATACGGCGTATCTGTGCATGCGTCTGGCCAACGCCGGGACGGTTGACGCCACCACCGCCTATGGCATGGGCGACACAACGGCGATAACCCAATCGTTTTTCAATCTGGTCAACAACCAGTGGGGTGGTGCGCCGGGTGCCAACTTTATCGCCCGCATCAGCAATGTGAACAGCACGGGCCTCAAGTCAATCACCACCGAGTATTCGGCCGCCTATTCAGCCACGCCAACTTACACGAACAACGTGCAGCGCGGGTTTTACACCCGGGCGCTGGCTGCAAGCGGTGTGCGGCTGTATTTCACAGGTGGCAATTTCCAAGCGGCCGGAAGCATCCGCATCTTTGGCATCAAGAACACATAGGACTGCACAATGACACACAAAACAGCCTACTGGGACGCTGATAGCCAATCCCAAAAGGAACGCGATTGCACACCCGAAGAAGTGGCAGAGATTGAGCAGCGCAAGGCAGCGCCAGAGGTTATCAATGCTCCCATCCTGTCATCCATCGCGGCACTTGAATCAACCGTAACACCACGCCGAATCCGCGAAGCCGTGACGACTGACGCGGGCAAGACTTGGATGGCTGCGATTGACGCGCAGATAGCCGACTTGCGCGAGCAGCTTGTCAAATGATGCCGCGTCCCTACTCCGACGAGCTGTTTCCTGCACAAGTAAGCCTGCGCACGCAGAACACCAAAGCGACATTTCAAGGTGGTGCGATAACCTGCACCCGCGTGAGCCTGGTAAACGCTGCCGAGTGCCTGGCTGAAAACAGTGGTTTGCCGCAGTACACCGATGCTGAATTCAGCGCACGCTTGCTGTGGTACGCATCCGACCGCTCCACGCTGTCTGTGCAGAGTGCGGTTTCCACCATGCGCCGCTGTGGCGGGCTGGCCCCAGAGGCGCTGTGCCCCTACACCGTCGAACCGGACTACCCCTACAACCCGATAGGCCTGCTTGACCCGCCAAGCGCTGAAGCATGGGCAGCGGCACGGGCCAGTGGGATCGACTTCGACATTGAACGCATCAACGACAAATTCGCCATTGCCCGTGCATTGGCTACCGGCTCACCGCTGATCGCCGTCAAACAAGGCGGCAACATGGAGCACGCCTTCTGCATCAGCGGTTATCACCAAGACGCGGGCATGGAGATTTTGGACAGCGGCTCCAGCAACCTGGCGTACTGGATGCCATGGACTGATCTGGGCCTTGTCATCACCCAGGTTTACAGGCTTGTTGACAGCACCATCCCCATGGTCACCCACCCTGAGTACCGGGCACCGACGCCGGCCAGCTTCAAGGACGGCGTGTTGACCATTCCGTATCTCACGCTGTTGCCAGTGCCTGACCCCGCGAACTGGAACGTTGAGCCCACGCACTACCGCAACGTGAAGGTGCATTTTGGCTCGGACATTGGGCCGAATAACGTCACCCTGAACGACCGCGATGTGACCCACATGGATTGCCGCTGGAAACCCGCCAGCGAAGCCTACGGCACACCGCACACGCTGTCGCTGTTTGGGGTTGAAGTAGGCGGCACTGTGTGGCGCAAGGTCACCGTCAGGGGCGTTTTGCCTTCAATTGTTAGTTACGAAAAGGATGAACCATGAAAACGTATTTCTCGACCTTGATTGTCGCCATCGCTTCGGCTTGCATGCTGGTGCTAACCGGCTGCGCGACCACGGACACAGCGACGTTTTACGCCGCGCAGCGTGACGCCGAAACCGCGAAGTACACGGCGATCACGACCCTGGCAAAAGATGCGGACCCCACGACCCGTGCCCTGCTTGCGGTGATGCTTGGCGGTGGCATGGCTGGTGGTCAAGGCGGCATCAAGCAGGCCGCGCCCGACACGACGGCTTTGCAGTGGGCCAGCGTACTGATCCCCGGCGCAGTGCAGGCTTACGGCCTGGTAGAGCAGGGCCGCACGGCACGCATGCAGAGTTCCAACAGCATGACGCTTGGAGTCAGCACAAACGACACGATGCGGGGCATTGCCGGGTTGATCCAGGCGCCGGGGGCCGTGACCAACACCGACCGGCATGACACCGTGACGCCTGCGCCGGTGGTAGTCACCCCGCCCGCTCCGGTTGTTGTAACCCCGGTGGTGCAGATCGTGCCGGTGGTGCCCAAGTAGCGCGCCCGCCAAACACCCGCACCCACAACAACAACAACGACCCGAGGACACCCGATGCCTGAACCAACGAGCACAACCGCCGCCGCCATCACCACACTGGCGGCGAGCATCGTAAGCGTGCCCGCATTGACCGCGTTTGGCGTGCCCCTGGGCCTGCGCGCCGATCTGCTGGTGGCGGGCTTTGCCGGGAGCCTGGTGGCTATCGTGCTGCTCAACACCGTGCCCACGACTGGCGACACCTGGCGCGCCATGGTGCGCCTTGGCGTGCGCCGCAGCATGGTGGCGATCTGCTCCGCGCTGACGGCCGGCTATATGACGCCGCTGGCCCTGCTGCTGGCCAACGTGCCCGCCAGTCTGTTGCTGGGTGGTGCGTTTGTGGTGGGTGCCGGTGCGCAGCAAATTTTGATGTTTGGCATACGCCGTTTCAGCGGCCAGCCCGCCGCCGCTGCGCCACAGCCAGCAAGCGCGCAAGGTCTGCCCACCCCGCAGCGCGAACCCTTTGAGCCGGGAGCCAAGCCATGACGCCAAACACGCTGCCTTACCTGGTGCAGATCCAACACTTTATGCAGATGGTGTACCTGGTTGCCGCCGTCGTGGTGCTGTTTGAGGCGCTGAACAAATTGGAGCGCGTCATGCCTTTTGCAGCCGGGCTTACATGGCGGCAGCGCGCGGTCGAAGGCCTCAAGGCGCTTGCGTGGTTTCTGCTTGGTTTGGGCGCGGGAGGTGTGTTGCTAGGGCCGCTGCTGGGCAGTTGGGGCACGCACCCGGCCATTGTGCAGGTGCTGACCTGTACCAACCCGGCGCTCAGCGATGTGTGCGTACTCGTCGGGTTTGCGGTGCTGATTGTGCGCACCCGCGCGAAGGAGGGCTAAGCCCATGACAACCGACACCATTGACTCCACCCTGACCGAAGCCGATTTTGCTGAGGCCGCCGCCGCGCTGAATTGCGAGACCGCCGCCATCAAAGCCGTGTGCAAGGTCGAGGCCCCGCGCGGTGGCTTCAACCCCGACGGCTCGCCGGTGACGCTGTTTGAGGGCCACAAGTTCCACAAATTCACCGATGGCCTCTACGCCGTCGACGCGCCCGATCTGTGCTACCCGCGCTGGACCCGCGCTTACTACGGCCACACCTGGCAAGCCGAACAAGACCGGCTGCAGCGCGCCATGGCTCTGGACCGCGAAGCCGCGCTCAAGTCCGCGAGCTGGGGCCGCTTCCAGATCATGGGCTTTAACCACATCAATTGCGGCTTTGACGATGTGGAATCATTCGTTGCCGCAATGGGCGAGAGCGAACAAGCCCAGTTGCGCGCGTTCGTGAACTTTGTGCGCGCCGCAGGCCTGGCCCCCGCCCTGCGCCGGCGCGACTGGGCAGGGTTTGCAGCCGGCTACAACGGCCCCGGGTACGAGGCCAACGACTACGACGGCAAGCTGGCACTGGCCTATTTTGGGTTTGCAGCATGACCGATCTGCTCGCCTGGTTCAACCCCAGCCGCTGGTTGATGCTGGCCGCAGTGGCCGCGTCGCTGGTCCTGGGCTACACCCTTTGGGTCGACCACCAGCAAGGCATTGGCGAGGCCCGTGCCAACGCCCGCTGGAAGATCGCCACCGACCAGATCAAGGCCGAGGCCCGCGCCACGCTGGCCACCGAGATCGCCGAGGTGCACGCCGCTGAGCAGGCGCTGCAAGAATTCAAAAACAACCAGGAGCTGCAAGATGCAAACCATCAAAAAACTGTCGCTGATCTTGCTGGCCGCCTACGTGCTGCTGCTGGCCCAACTGGTCGGCTGCGCGACCCGAACGCCGTTGCCGGATGTGGGGGTGGTGGTGGTGGCGCCCAAGGTCAAGTTGCCGCCGCCGCCGGTGATAGTCCAGGTGACGGAGCCCAAGCCGGTGGGCTATTTTCAGCAGGAGCTACTGAATTATTCCAACGGCTCACCCGCGAGGCAGACGACATCAACGCCGCCTTCGCAAGCTGCAAGGCAGACTCCTACGCCGTGAGGGCTGATACCCTCTTGGGCGATCCAAAATAACACGGCTTGCGCAAGTAGAATCCAGGCGGGCAAACACGGGGCTCGAAAGCGGTTGGTGCTGGACCTATAACCGCCTGAACGCTGACCACTGCGTCCAGATCTGCAGTGGAGCTTGATACCCCGCGTTTGCTCCACCATTGTTTTGCTAACTGTCCCCAATCCCCTTGGCCTCACGGCTGAGGGGATTTTTTTCCGTTTGGGGTTGTCCAATATCCAGTGTTTATCGCTGCAACTGCGTGCAGAATACGCATGATTTTGAAGGTTTTGGCGTGAAATATATTGGACGATTCTCGGCAAGAATCCTAATATCCATGCGGGTTGCAGCCTGATTTGGGCATCCGCCTCTTAATCCGTAGGTCGAGAGTTCGAATCTCTCAGATCCCACCAGTTAAGCCTTGTGGCACATAGAAAGCCTGCTATTCAATCGATAGCAGGCTTTTTTGTTATTGGACGTTTTATTGGACGTTGTCCAATATCCAGTAGTTTTGATCACGCCATCACCACCATATTTGGCTCTGCGGTTTCGCGCCAGCGGGCCTTGATGTAGATCTCGGTGGTGGTCTGGTTTGCGTGCCCAAGCAGTTGCTGAATCTGGGCCAGCGGCACCTTGGCCAGGTAGTACATATCACTGGCTCCTTTGCCCTTCAGATCCCGGTACCCGAAATACTCCATGGGGTCGACGCCGAGTTTCTCGCGTGCCTTGTTGGCCTTGGTGATGGATCTGCGCAGCATTGAATTCAGACCGCTGTAGGTGTAGTGCTCGCCCTTGAGGGTGTGCACCAGTGGCTCGCGCAGCTTGCGCACGTTGCCTTCGCGCCGGGGGATCAGCTCTTCCATCGCCTGGCTAAATCCGATCTTGTGCTTGGTGCCGGTCTTGTTCTGCACAAAGTCCAGTTTTCGCCGGCCGCCTTCGGTGATCACCACGCTGGTGTCCCACAGCACAATGTCACTTTCGGGGCGCTGCAGCGTGCGGTAGGTGAGCTCCATCAGTAGGCGCTCTGACCTGGTGGCCACAGCAAACACTTCGCGGAATTCCTCGTGCGTCACGTAGCGATCGCGCTTCGTCTCCGGGTTACGGTGCACTCCACTGGCGCGCAGGCATGGATTGATTTGCAGCCCTGGCACTTTGCCGCTGCGGATCAGCCACCCCATGAAGGCCGAAAAACAGGCTTTCTCCCTGTTGGCCGGCACGGCCCGCCCGGCGTTCAGGCCAATGGTCAGAAAGTCCTCGATATGGGCTGACGTCACGTCCAGTGGCGTCATGGGAGGTGCGAAGTAGGTGCGCAGAGCTCCATGGGATGGCGCTCCCGGCTTGGTGCGTATCGCCTTGCAGTAGTCGGCAAAGGTACGCTCCGCCATGGTCTTGGCCTTCACCCGAGCTTCGCAATCAATCAGGAACTGGTCCATCCAGTGCACCAGCGTGCCATACAGGCCGTCGGGGTCGTTGTAGACCTTGGCTTTGCGGTTGGCGGCATCCTTGTCCTTGCCCAAGGGCTCCCAGCGCCCGGTGTCACGGTGGACATAGAAAAATGCCCCGTGTCGCTGGTAAACCCTTGGCTCCATGCCGTGGTCGCTGTCTTTCCTGCGTCTGCCCATGGTTGCCATATTACCCCCGGCTTGCGGCGAACTGCAGCACCAGGGCCGCGCGGTTGGGTTGGGCGGATGGAGTTGCTACCGAATCTGTAGCTGCTTGCGCATTCGTCATACCGCTCAGAATCCGTTCAGCATGTGCGCGCATCAGGAGTGGTCGACCGTTTGGCTTGCGGCTGACCGTCAGGCCCATGGACTCCAAGTGCCGGACCTTTGCGGCGTTCGAGGTCAGGCCCTCGCAAAGGTCGTTGATTTCGGAATCGCTGTACCAGGGAGGGGTGGCGGCGGTCATGGCTTGACCACGTTGAATTTAATCGCCCACACCCAAGGGTTAGCGCCCCATGAACCCGACCCATTGATGGAGTCCCATAGCCTCCAGAATCCAAGCGTATGGCTCTGGAACTCAGGTTCTGGGCACGGCCCACCTTCTGACAAAGTTGCACCCTCTGCTATGGCATCGTCTTCGCTGATCTTTTGCAAACGCTCCAGGCGCACACCAGTGATTTCAAGCGTGATGCGGCTGGCCCAGCGGGGCATGTGGATGGCTGGTCGCAACTTCCCTGCAGTTTGTGGCGCTATGCGGTTGCACTCAAAATGCACACGAACCCCGTTGGCGCCGCAAAGCTCTCCAACCTTCAATGGCGACAATTTGTCGTATCCGCTCGCCATGCGGTATGACTCCCGCACCCAAAGCTGGTCGCCTGGATAGTCGCCTGCGGCCCGGCCGTAAGGGCAGGCCAGTGCAGCGTTAGGGTCGGCAGGGTGCCAGCGGCGATGGCCGCCAACCTGTTTGACGTGCCCGGCATCCGTCAGCTTTGCGATGCGCCGCGTTTGCGTCTTGCTGCCATCCAACAGCGCGCGCACCATAGGGGCGCTGAAAATAATAGGACGTTGTTTCATAGTGGCTTCCTGTAAATCTTCGTCAAATCGCCCTTGACCGCGTGCCCACGCTTAAGCAGCGCATTAGCCACAGTCGCTCGATCCCGGTGCCCATGGCTGGCCTGACCCATCAGCCCAAGGTACGAATTGCCGGAAGGCACGAACCCGGCGCCCGTTGTCCTTGTTGTTCCAGTTCGAGTTGCCGTTCTCGAAGTCCTGAACGAAGGCGTTGTTGCGGGAGTTCTGCGTGTGTTCGAGCTATCTACGTCGCCAAGTCCAAGGCGTTGGCCGATGGGCTCGGAAACTGCGCCGGACCAGAGCGCGAGCTGTTGGGGCTCGCCGGTATCCTGATTGCGCATGGCGGTAGCCTGGTGGGCTAGCGGCTCGACCGGATTCAATAAACGCGCGGGCATGATGGCCTTGACCGTCATACAGCAGGCGCTGCGGAAAGGTTGCCCAAGGTCTGCTTGCGCCAGCCGCCTGCCTGGCTGCCAACGGCGTCCAGCAGTTCGACCGACGCGGCCCAGAGCTTGGGGGAGAT